GAGGTATCCATTACTTCTAAGAATACTACTGAACAAGCTATCAGTGGAATTCTAACTATCAAGCAAGTTGGTGGTCTAACTAAAACTGTAACTGTAACTCAAGCCGCTGGAGAAGTAACTTATTCTTACCGAATAGACCCAGCAGGTACTACTTTAAGTGTACCCAAAGACCAAATTACAAATCCTTGGGAGGGTTCAGTTGGGGCTACCTTTACAGGATATAGAGCTAAACTGATAGAGGGAACTAAAGTATCAGAAGAGGTATTACCTTTTAAAATACCCTCTATTGGAGAAACTAAAGTAATCGATAATGGAGGTATAGCTGTTTCTTATTGGTTTACTGATTATGGTAGTATAGCTAATAATTATCAAGCAAGTTTTAGTGCAACCAGTCATATGAGGAAGAATGCTGGGATATACTTTCAAGCTTTTTCTGCAAGTTGGGAATGCCAATTTAATGATGGTGGTACTTATCAAATCAATACTTTACTAATGTTACAACTAGTTTGATATCATGGTAAATACAGAAGAAATCGTAGAAAGAACCTTTTATATCTGTCTATTACAGACGGCACTTAAAAAAGGTTTAACTCTTAACCCAGAAGACTACCTACCCTTATCACAGGAGAACGAGAAAAGATTTCAGGCAGATAAGGATGCTATGCCTAAATTCATTCCCATATACGGTATAGGTAACAATCAGGTTAAGGGTGCAAAGACATGCCCTAGAATTACCATTGAACTACAAGGGTTCTATAATGGTGATATAGGTGTGAACAAATATATCATTGGTGATAAACTAGAGGGTGGGAATTACCAAGCATCAGAATTTCCCTACGAAACAAAAGATATAACTCTAGATATTCATCTGGTATCTAATACTCAAGCCGATATGAGGTTGCTTCATAATATTATGTATGAAGCATTACCTTCTCGTGGATACGTAAGACCTTATTATAATAACTTAGAAGAATGGGAAGATGGTAAGGTAGCACCAACCGGAAACCTATTTATAGAAATAGGTAATTACTATGACCACCCTGACGAGAATCATGGTCTACTTGAAAAGGTATATCAGTATACTTGTAAGGATGGTATATTACCTGAGAGACTTGCTGAAGAAGGTGAACTTGTACCAATTCAGGATATATCCGTATTGATGGGACTAACCGAAAAGCAAGAGTCAGATTTACTTAACCTTAACGTAAAATAGCTCAATACTAGAGGGTATTAAATAAATGAGTAATTAACTTAATTAGTATAAATATGCCTAATTCACCATCTGTAAATTTCGAGTTTAAGAACGATAACGTTCTTCAAACTACTCCTATGTTAGGAGTTTCATGTGTATTGGCTAGAACTACTAAAGGTCCATATGATGACCCCTCAGAACTTATCCAATCTTTCTCTCAATTCCAAAGAGTCTTTGGTTCTGAGATAGTACCAGATGGTTCTGTATCAAACATCGAAAAGGCTTTCAATGGTGGTTCTAAGCTTCGTATTATTCGTGTACTTGGTAAGGGTGCAACCAAAGGTGTAGTATCTGCTGCAATAAGAGCTAAAGCTGCATCTGCTCCTAAGGCTGCTGAAGACGGTTCTCCGGTAGTAGCATCTGCAACTCCAGAGGAACCCACGGCTCCTACTCTTTTCAAGTTTACTTCTGGTTCAGTTGCTGTTGGCTTTGGTTTGGTAACTAAAGGGTATGGAGACCCAGTTGGTAGTGCTGAAACTTTCTCTGTGAATATTTACAAACAGGCTAACACGGTTTACTATCAAGTAATTAGTGCTAATGGCCAGGTACTTGAACAAGGTCCAGTAGTAACCTACAAAACTGCAGATGATAACAATGATACTTCTGTAGATTACCTTGCTCTGAGTGCATTTGCAAAGAACTCAGAATATATCGTTCCGGTATTAACTGAAAAGACAGAGAACATCAAATCTTGGAACAACTTCATCAAATGGTTAACTGATGATGTAGATGGGACAAGAAACCCAATTGATATTAAAC